AACTTCATCCTGTGCTTGATCAGGTCTAGCAGTGTGCTCATGCACAACTTCCTTGACTACTTCAAATGATTCAACAGAAACATTCTTCTCTAGTCCATGCTCAAACATAATATCATAGTGTGTTACTGATCCATCTTCAGTGAGATTATGCTCTCCAGATAAACAGTTACCAGCACCCCACTCTGGATGTTCTACCTTAGTGACACATGAATGCTTTACTTTCTTTATGTCTGGCTTACCTTCTTCACCCTTTGGTTCAGCAAGTTTCATACCTGGTGCATCACCACCACCTACACCATCAGCTCCCTTACCTTTGATGTCTGTACTAGCCATCTTAGCGGAGTAATCAAATCTCCATTCCTTCTGGACATCGTTCTGTACGACTGGTCCTTCAAACTTAGCGTTCTTTGTTATTGCTTCAGCAGCATACTGTGCTAAAGTCTTTTCTTCGTGGTGATCCATCTTATCTTTTATGGGGTCTGTAGGGATTGTTTGCTTAACTGCAACTGTACCAGCAGGTTTCTGTACCTTTTGGCCAGGAGTAAGCGACATTACATACTCTCGATACGCATCAGTTCCAATCTCGAAAACTTCCTGTATGTCAGTAATCCAAGTGCGGAAGGTTGTATCTTCAGCAGTTAGACATAGTACATAGTTAGGTCCACGACGTAAGATCTTTCCTACCTGTCCGTTCTCAGTTAAAACCCACTCACCTTTTTTATATACTTCGTTCTTATAGAACTTATCACGAGTGATTTTTGCTTCCGCAACCTGAGTCTTTTTAGCAAAGTCAGAGAAAGATTTCATTAATATATGTGTACATATCAAACTTATTTATAAGCCTAATCCCTTCCTAACCTCTTTCATCATCCTTATTTTCATGGAAGGTTTCATATTACGGGATGTTCCCTCTCTAAATCCGCTAGAATCTCCTGCTTTTGCCGCGTCCCTCATCTTACTTGCAGACATACCTTCTGCACCTTCCTTATCTGGATCTCTAAGACCAGCAGACACTACTTCAATCTTATCAAATGCAAAATCATCTGTTCTATTCCGCTTCTGTAATAAAGTATCAAACTCAGTTACTCTATCCTGACCAACTACCATTACTATACGTTTATAATCTAACATCATCATGTGCTGGCAAGTTGTAATAATAGTTCTACAGCATTCTTCATCACCAACAATGTAGTCTTTCATTTCAGGATAAGATCTCTTCATCCAGTTAACTTTACTTCTAAATCTCAAAGGGTTCTTAGTCTTATCCACAGTTTTAGTTGGGAATATCATCACATCATCAGCACCACTCTCAGAAACAAGTCTCTCTAAAAGTTTGTAATGTCCTATAGTTGGTGGATTAAATCTACCAAATGTGAAGTAGCATGTTTCAGTTCTGTTACTCATTTCTTATCTCCTTCCACCCAGTTCTTTTCTACATTGAAGTTAGCAGTACTAAAGGATAGACGATCAACTAACTTAACAGCCCTATCACCTTCCACGATAGCAACATAACCCTCAGGTGCTGTGATATCAAATCCATTTTCAGTGCGGAGAAATGTACCAAACCTCTCACCCTTCTCAAGTTTACGCACAAACATATCTTTAGCAATCTGTAAGTTCTTATAGAGATCAATAGTTTTAATTAGATCTGATTTATGATCCTTTATGAAATCTAATCCATCATATAACTTAGTCAACTTGGCAGCCTTACCTTTAGGTGTCTTTAATTTGTCAGCAGCTTTCCGTACTTCTGTTTCAAAATAAGTAGTAAACTCCTCAAGAACTTTAGAAGAAGTGCCCATCCTCTTACCCTCTCTAATATACTTGTTGAAAAATATCTTCAATCTAACTCCAACAATTAACTGATCTTTACCTGAATTATGTTCTGCAAGAGTGTCTAGAACATCAGTTACCATCTTAGAGCTCTGTGATCTTATTGTTACTAGTTTCTTTTTCTCATCTCCAGTCAACAAATTATCCTTACCCAACTGACCAGTAGCAGCACTAAGAACTAATACATCATCACTATCCTTTAATGTATTAACATCATATCCAAACTTGGCATTCAACCCCTCAATAGTTTGTCCAACATATTGAGTGTGAAATACTACACCCAACTTTGCTTTTAGAGCCTTCTCATATAATTCATCTTCTTTTGGAATACAATATGTAATAGTATTGGGTTGAAATATCAAACAATCCTGCCCATGAATTTTTTTGATTTGTTTATCCTCTTTAGTAAATAAAAGATCACCCTGCGCAACACCTTTAATACCTATTGAAGGAAGATACTTTAAACAATCCTTTAACTTAGAAGCAAGACCTGGTGAATGTCCATGATGTCTTTCAACATCCTCCATACCAAAATTAACCTTCGCATCTTTATTAAAGATAGACTTTGATCCTACGAAAAAAGTATCTGATCCTGGATACTCACCACAAAATACAGCAGGAGCACCATCCCATTTAGTAGTAACCTTTAAACCATTCTTCTGAACACCAGTAAAAACTCTAGCCAATTCATCCAGAAACATAAAGGCATCAGCAGCACCCTCCTTACCATCAAGGAGAATACTATCTTCTAAGTGTTCTAAGTGTGTGTTCTTACTCATTAGTATATTTTAGCAAATGGTCCATATCTACGTCCAGCTTTCATAGCCAACCAACACATCTCAGTACAGAATTTATTCCACTTATCTGAATCCATCTTATAGAAAGCATATAACCATGCAACCTCTTGACATTTAGCATTAGCAACATGAGGTTCTGTGTCAAATACCAATTCAAAATTATCACAAGCAACTTCTTCTAATGTCTTACCAGGTACATGTGTAATAGCATGTTCTAATTTCTTATTAGTTGTTCCTGTACCACCTGCAATGATAGTTCTTATCATCTCTTTCCAAGTACATGAACAATGATCTTTAGCAAATTTATTTGCCACAAACTCATCAACATTCTTAGGATAATCTCCATTAGTTTTACTAAAGTATCCACCTACTCCATTATCTCTTTGTAAATCTAGCACCCATTCAACAGTAGCTTTACCAAGTCTAGCAGCACTAGCACCCTTAGAAGTAGGTTCATATTTCAATCCATCAAACTTAGTACTATCATTTGCTTTAATCTGAAAGTCATATGTATTACCATCATCCCAAACACGGAACCTAGCGTCCTGAGATTTAAAAGTTATACCACCTTCCTTAGCTGTTTTTGTTTCAAATTTACATACAGCTTCTTTAAACTCCATTAAAAGATTATCAGTACCACCCTTTCCTCTACCATCCCAACTGGTTGTGAAGAACTCATCCTTATGATTCATATACACAGTAGTAGCTGATTTATTCTCAGCAACTTTCTTAAGAGATATACCAAAGACATCACCCCTCATAAACATCTCTCTCATTTCCTTATTGAGAGCCATTAATTTTTTATCTTTAGGTAACTTTGCTTTAGTAATAGCATCTATCAATTTCAACTGAGTATCTGGGTTCTTCACTAACCAAATATCAGCAGGGTTCCAGTTATCCTTCTTCGGTACTCCAACATCAGCTGATGCTTTAGTAATTTCCTGCATGAATGTAGTACCAGTAAACAAAGGCATACCTGATACGTTAGTACCTTGGCTATACTCATCCCATAAACAACAACTAGGACCACTAGCAAGTTTTGCTAGTAAAGACTTCTGTTGTTTGTAAAAATTCTCTGTGAAATCATCATAGTCATCAATATCTGCCTTACCTAACTTATGCCATATCTTTTTAAGCCCATCATAAACATCATTATCATCCTTCATAGCCAACCAACTATTCCATGGAGAATTTCTTTGACCTGCTTTATAAAACACCCATGCAGATCCTAACTCCTGCATAGTTGTCATGGTAGAAGATGAAATTTTAACCTCACTACCAGTCTTACCAGTAGTTGCTACCTTAATTGATCTTGCACCTAATTGTAAAAGAATATGTGGTTTAGTACTAGTCTCATCTATTCTTTTATCACCAGTAGTCTTTACTCTCTTAACATAGATACTACCTTTGAAAGTTTTTATTACAGCTCTAACAGAATTAGCAGTTGTCTTAAAAATTATTGGAGGTCTAGTATAACTACCTGTCTCACCCCAAGCTCTTTTATTCCAGTAACCATTCTGAACCCATTTACCTTTAGCATTTCTTTGGGGAGGATCAGCTTGATAGTACCATTCTTTTCCATGGTCTAGAAGTCTAGACAACTCTGCCCTAACATTATCATTCTTAAACTTAGATAATGTTCCATTTATTCCACCTGGTAATGGCTGAAATGACATGTCATTCTTCAATACTATAGGTATTTAGAATTGTTTCCAGTATCTTGGAGGTAGTAATCCAGTCTCAGTATCTGTTCTATGCTTCAGAGTTAAAACAATATCACCAGCGAGACTAATTCTTTGATGTTGTCTATCTTCAGGACTAGTATAATGTTCCAGAGAACCAGGAAATATAACAAGATGTTCTGCCTTAGGTGTGATAACATACCCATCACCATTGCAGTATCCGTTCTCCTTAATAAGTTTAAATGCATCTCCAAACCATTCATTAGGATTCTTTTTATGTAGAATTAAAGGATCACCAGGTGTCTGTATATAATAAACGTATGATATATGTGAGCAAGAATGATAATGAGCAGGAAAATGCTGTCCAGGGTCACATATAGTGAACCAAGTTTTGACAAAGTTAATCTCGTATGTGGACTTATCTATTGAAAAATGTTCTAGGTATTCTCTAACAGACTTCTTCAAGGCTTTAAAAAATGGTTCTAGTCTTATGTCTTGATGGACTAGAACCTTACCATTTAATTCCCCTGTAATTCTACCTGTTGTGTTGTCGAACTTTGCATCGTCGAAACCTTTGTAAAGTAAAGACAAGAAACCAGGTAGTTCCTTTTCATATACTATCAGAGGGAATGCCTGATGAAATTTAGAGGTCGTCTTCTGCACGAACTTCGGAGTAGTGTATATCAAACTTACCGCCTGGATATCTTTTCTCCAACTTCTTCACGTTTCTCTCAATTACCTCATCAAAAGATATGTCCAAAGCCATACAAGCTTGTGCCACATACCACATAACGTCACCCAACTCAATAATAAGATGCTCTCTGTTTGCGTCGTCCCAAGGTTTACCTTGGAAGACCATCTTCTTAACGATTTCCAGAAACTCACCAGACTCAGCAGCAAGCCCAACGCCAGCAGTGGTAAGACGTTCAATATTGGCACCCTTTCGGTCAAGTTCAACCAAACGGTCAGCAAGATAGACAAAATCTTTAGAACTATCGGATGTGACAGCATCTACAAACTTCTCGTAATTTTTAAAATCTACAGTCATGTTAATTTATACTTTTAAAGCAGCAAACTTTTTGGAAAGATCTTCCTTAACAGTTTCGACCTCAATATCCTGATTAGAATCAGATAGATTTTGAGCCGACTGTTCTACATCATACAGCCTCATCTTCGATCTGTCAATACCCACTACAAATCTCTTGTTTAATGTGGGATCATTGTAACGATTCTTTAATTGTTTAACCATAATTTGATTTAATCCTTCGAGTTCTTCTGTCGAGATGAGGGCAAACATAAGATCAGCAGTAGCGGGTAGACCAAAGGATTCACTGGTATCGGTGAGATCAACATCAGAAGAAGCGAAGCCGCTACGAGTCGTCTGTGTTGCACTAACGATTGGTACATTCGCTTCCACGGCAAGTCCTCGAAGTTCTTCAGCAATCGCTTTAATGTATGAGTAAGAGTTGACATTTCCTAATTTAGAGTATCTACTTGAAGCACAAATGTTCAAGTAATCAATGTATATTATATCTGGAGTAAAGTTTTTCTTCAAAGCAAGATCATTTAGTAATGCTCTGAAATGTCCTACACTTGCTGACGCAGTAGGATATTCTTTAATAACCAATTTGCCTTGTGTTTTCTTAGAAATATTAGTTACCTTATTTTCAAACATGATCTTAGGTAACTCAGTGATGTTTTGTATATCACAATTTAAAAGATTAGCATCTATCCTTTCAGCAATTTTTTCTTCAGCCATCTCCATCGTAATGTACAAAACATTCTTCCCCAAGAGAAGATTACTAGAGGCACAGTGACACATAAAGAGAGACTTACCCACACCAGTACCTGCAAGAGCAACGTTGAGAGTTTTGTTAGGAATTCCACCCTTTGTAATACGGTTGAAGAATTCCAAATCAAAAGGTATCTTCTCCTCACGTTGGTGGTAGAAATCGTATCTATCTTCGTAGTCTTGTAAGTAATCATGTCCGATATGATTATCGAATGAGACTGCTAAGGCATCAGAAAGAATGGTAGGTATGGCACCAGTTGTTTGAGTGTCATCATTACCTTCTGCAATCTTGATACTCTCCATGAGTGCAAGGTAGATAGCACGTTCCTTACACCACTTCTCAGTAGTATCTACAATCCAATCAAACTCAGATTGTTCATCATCAATATCTGCAATGACCTTAAGCAATTGCTTATGCTGATCATCTGAAATTGTATCTAATTGTCCAACTTCAATGTCCAGTGCTTCCTTAGTAGGAAGGGCACTGTAGTCAGCAAAGTATTTAGATATTACACTAAAAAGTTTCTTCTCAAGTACGTCTGTAAAATACTCTGCCTTTATAAATGGCAGAGCTTTACGAACATACTTCTCACTGAGGAGTAGGTTCTTCAGTACTAAGTTCTCTACCTTGTTCATTTCTGCGTTCCAAACATACTGTAAGAGTTATAGTCATCCTCTTGCGATCAACAACAGGAGAACTATGTTCAACAAAAGATGGATGTATTAATACATCACCTTGATTTATATACATGCCAGCTGCTTCTTTCCATTCATCAATACCTGGATTTAACCATTCAACAAAACTCTTTGCTGGATGATAGAAAGTATCAGACTGTCTAGTCTCACTAACATAATGAGTTAGTGTGTAATGACTAGGTAGAGTATGAGTTCGATCAACACTCTCTCCTTTCTCAAGAACTTTTAAAGTTATGCTAGTAATGATAGCAACATGAGTATCTTGTATACCAAGATCATTTAAAAATCCCTCTAGTATATCAATATACCCCATTGTTGCCCACTGTGGCAACTGGTCAACTCCAGAAATATATGGTGATGGTACCTCAAACTTCTGAGAATTATACATTTCATCGATATAATCAACGAACTGATCGTTCTCTTCAATGTGATACTTACGGACAGGGATAGAAAATAGATCGTCTCTCATTATTTTTCAGATCCATATCTAAATTCTTGTCCTGCTGCCCAGTCAAGTTTCTCCATCACTTCTTCCGTGAAGTATTTTTCGGGATCTTTAAGAATAGCAGAAGGATAAACGGAGCTATCGCCGACAACAATGCGGTTGCCTTTACGAGTGAAAACTCCGTACTTCTCACCAAGTTCCAAGAGTCCATAGTATCTATCGAGACCTCTAGCATCATAGTATAACCTTGCTTCAACAAC